ATGGCGGAGAGCATTACTACTGCGTGGCAAAATGACGTAAGACTTACTGGATGGCGCACTGCCGATCGCGTCCAATGGGAAGTGAAGAGAAGTGACCAAAATTTTCGAGTTCCTGCCCTCTGGTTAGAATATTTAACGTGGGATTTTTCGCTTTGGCGGGCGTCTTGGATAAACAAAGACAGCACATTTTGGCACGACCCAGCGGATACGTCCAAGAAAGGTCACCAAGACAAGTATTTAAATTTCACTCACGACCGGATCAGATTTCAGTGTAATTGGGACATTAAAGCTGATGGGTTTGTAATTACTGAACACGGCAGCATTCCAGAGCTCCAAAAGGACCATTATCCCAAGCGCCCGCTGGAATGGGACGAGCCGTATGCCGGCGGCCACGTATCCCTGCACAAGCGATAATCAAGCCCGATAGCTCCTAGCCTGTATCGCCCGCGAGACGGAACGCGGGCCGTGGACGAGCGTGAAATCCAATTGTACGGTCTACGGCAATGCAAGTGGGGCCAGCCGGGAAGGCACGGCGTCGAGACGGTTCATGTACCGCAACTCGGCATCACCGAATGAGCGGGTTCGATTCCCGCCCTTGCAGGGTCATCACTCTTCTGCCCTTGGCTTGAACTTCCTCACGATCATCTCGAACAGGATATCCGAGATCCACATTGCGCTCACACCAATGAGGAAAGCCGCTGCCAATGTCGTCGTGTCGTCGGCGGGATCGGGAAGCGGCACGCCGGTCGCGCGGAAGTAGGCAACCACGGGAAGCGTGAGATACGCGGCCGCCAGCGCGCCGCAGACGGGCGATGCTACCATTTCGCGCAACTTGTACCGGTGCCGCGACAGAGCCCGTAGAATGCCACCGGAGAGGCCGGCGACGACCACGGGCGCCTTGATGCCGAGAAGGTCGAAGAAATCATGCATCACGGTTTCCACCCACACCATTTCGCGCCCTGCGCGTTGAACGTGTTCATCTCGTCGAGCTCGGCGCGCGTCATGACGTTGATGACCACGAGAGATGGCCGGCGCGGCTGATTGTGGTCGCACCAGATTTTGCGTGGGTTGTTGACCGGCGCCGTGGTGACGCACGCCGCCAGGAGCAGCAGCGCCGGGAGGTTCAAGACTTTGCCCATTTGGTCGCCTCCGCTTTCGCCTGGGCATTGGTCATGCCGGCGGCCTGCTTTTCAGCGGCGGTCGCCTCGCGGTCCATTTCGAGTTGATCCTGAGCTGCGGCAAGGTCTCGGGCGGCTGTGGCGGCCTTGTCCTTTTTTGCACGGTTGATGCCGCCGGCCACATAGAGGCCACCGACCACCGCGGCGAAAAGGGTCATGATGACCTTGTTGCCGACAAGAGCGCCGAGGATGGAAACGATGAGAGCGCCCATTTCACGGCGCCTTGCCGATGTTGGGATCATTCCGCTTGCGCGCGTATTCGGTGAGAACACCAACCGCCAGCATGTAGACCGGCAACCATTTCGTGGGGACGTAGGTTTGAAAAAGGCTTGGATCGAGCGACAGGAACGTCGCCACCACGACGCCTACGAACACCTGCAATCGGGCGAGAAAGATTGTCTCGCTGTGTAAAAAGAAATCTTTGATCTTGGACCACATGAGGGTTTTCTTTCATTGGCAAGGCTTGCCGCCGGGTGCGGATGGACTCTCACAACCAGTCATGCTTGGATGCCTGCGGGTTTAAGGGAGGGGAATGTGGCACTTTACAAAGACAGCGCTCATGTAGCGCATAGCAACGACGATGCGTTTGATAAGGAGCATGCCGTGGGATCGAAGCCACCATACTCTGGAATCTATCGCTGTCCTGGGTGTGGTAGAGAAGTCGTAGCTGAGGAAGCAAGAACGCTACCGCCGCAAAACCATCATCAGCATACTGCCTCACAGGGCGATGTCAGATGGAAGCTTCATGTCTATGCTCAGCATAAGCCTAGCTGAGTTTCCCCACGTATTGCTTGGTGACAACGTGGTTTCTGACGCCCAATGCTGCCGCCAAAAGCCAAAGGAAATAGGCTCTTTTACAGGTTCGTATCATGATTGTTTCTTTCTGGATTACCGGCGGGACCGGTCGGCGCGGATTTCAAAACAGGTTGGAAACGAACCTGGTGATCTCGTGCCACCAAGAGATCACGGCGACATAGATCAGCGCGCCGATGCCGGCGGCGGCCGCGACCTTGCCCGAGCCCATCGACCGGGCTGGCGCTGCGGGCTGCTGAGAGGGTCCGCCGATTGGCGGGGTCTGCGGAGGCTTGGGAGCCGCGAGCGCGGCGGTGATGGCCGCAAGCGTGATTTCACCCGCATAGCCGTCTGCTGTAAGCCCGTGGTCACGCTGGAACGCCAGTACGGCCGCTTCCGTGCCGTAGCCGAAAACATCGTCCAGCTTGCCCTTGTAGTAGCCTAGCGCAGCCAGGTTGCTGACCAGTGCCGCGACCGACGGGCCGCGCTCGCCACGGGTCAGCACGCTATCGAGCATGGCGGTATCGACCGGATCGTCCGTTGCCGCCTGGATCTTGCCAACGCCCGCATAGATCCCGCTTTCGATCAGGGCCGCCTCTTCCCGGCGACGGCGCACCAGGCCGGCCAGCGTCTTGCCCTTCGCCGTGGTGCCGGTTGAGCGAAGGACCGCCGCGCAAGCCGAATAGTCGCCGCGCTTGGCGAATGCCGCCCACTTCCACCCGAGCGAGCCCGTGCCGAGATTGTAGACCGGCGACGCCATGCCGTCGAAAACGTTCTGCGGCACCTCGTGGCCAAGGAAGGCGTTGACCGCCTTGCCGTACTCGTTCGCAAAGCAATAGATCAGCGCCTTTTCGGCTTCGTTGCGGGTCATGGTCGCGCCTATGCCGAACGTCATGCCGGGCTTGTTGTCAGCCCACCATTGACGAAAGGCGGCAGAGCCCCAGGTGAAGCCGATCCCGATCGTACCGACGCCGACGGAATCGAGATAGAATTTCAGTTCGACGCCTTCTTCGACGCGCACGAATGCGGCGCCTGCTGGTGACAGGTCCATGGTCTTTCCTTCGGTGAAGTTGAGGTCGAGCGCTTACGGCGCGAGGATGACGGCAGGGTCCAGCCCGAGAGCCTGCACAAGGGCGACAGCATCGGGATCGTCACAATAGACTTCCGGATGATCCGGCGCGAACCAGCGGGCGAAATAGACAGGGTTTGCGGTCAGGGCGACATAGGCGGCGGGCATCTTGCCGGCAGCGATGATGCGGGCCTGAACAACGGATTTCCGAACCATGGGACGGGCCGGAACGGTGGTCTTCGGGTCATACGACGCGGCAATAGGGGATGCCGAAGCGAATATCTCGCGGCCCAGCTCCTCACTGTCATCTGGTGACGCCGTGAAGGGTATCCACCCGTATTCGGGGTGGTTGATTTCCAGGTCGACAGTGCCGAACTGATTAAAAGCTGCGTTGCGGTACTCCATCACGAAATCCTCAAGAAAACTGTAGCGCCAGCGGAGGTGTTGAAACCGGCGCTGGTGGTGTTACCCATGGCCCGCCAAGTGCCGGACGGCGCGGTCGCCCCCGACCCGACGAAACCGCCAGCATGGGTGAAGCGAAGATTGCTGCCAGCGACAGTGTTGCCAGGGCTTAGGTCCGCTGCGGGGTTGGCACCCAAAAGGGCTGAGGTTCCGACAGCACCCACCGCCAAGCCGGCAAGGGTTGAGGCGAAGTTCGCTGTCTGGAAATAGCGCGGGTCGAGCAGGGTCGTGTAGTTGCCCATGTGGACGATTTCATAGGCGTTCGCGCCCATGGAAAAGCCGCCGACCTTCCACTTGTTATCCGTATCGATGCCGAAATTCGCGGCAAAGGAGCCCGGTCGGTCGAGAGTGATAAAGGCCGCGTTACCCGCCCCGGCAAGCGCGTGGCCGTAGAACAGGGTCGCCGTCGCCGCTGGGCCCGCCAAAACGCCAATGGCCTGCCCGGTGCTGTTGTTTGCCGCCAGACCAGCATTGAACGTTTGCGACGAGGTGAAGGTGCTCGAAATCGGCTGGCCGTCCGCCGTCTCGTAGGAAACGCAGCGCCAATTGCCGCCGCCAAGCGAGCGGAAGGTGCCGACATCGCCAACAGCCGTGACGATGTCGGCGGCGCCTGGCAAAATCATGGACGTAGCATTGTAGGTCAGCGGAAGGACGCCCGCGAAGGTCAGAACGCGCTCGACGCCGGCCGCTGCCGTGCCAAAGCTGTTGATCCTAGCCACCCCGGTTATCGTGACCGCGACCCCGGTCGCACTGGCCAGATTGACGGTCGATGCCGAGGCGATATTCGCGCCAGCGGTGTTCAGATTGTCGTTGCCGCCGATGGCGGTATTCGCCCCGGTGCCGCCTGCGGTAATCGGTCGGGCAGCATTCAGGTCCGATAGCAAATCCGCAAACCGGGCATTGTATTTGCTGCTGTCGATCGGCGTTGCCGTGACGGCATTGCCGTTCGGCGGCCACGACATAACTCCAGAGCCGTCACGGGGCATTGGCATTCTCCATCAAAATAGAAGATCGGCGAACTAGTCAGCCTTTTACCGGCAGCGCTTTTCGCTTATGTGTGACGCTGTGACACTAGTTCAGCTCTATCCGCCAATCGCAGCCGCTCTCATCGTCGGCTTCCTGTGGGCAGTTGTGGAATATCGTCTCTACAAGCGCGATTTGCCGGCCGGGCCAAACAATGAAAGCGTGCTTCAAGCCTTGTGGCTGGTCTTGCCGACCGCCGCGACGGGTTGCTATTTCTGGTGGGTCGGGATCGACACCAACAGCACGTCTTATGTGCACATTTTTTTCTGCACTCTCGCCGGCTTGGGATTCGCAACAATCGCTATATTTGGGGTGAAACTCATTTTCTACGACCGCACCACCTTTAAGCAGAAGTCGACGGGCTACATCCTCTTCGTGAGCCTGCTGTTTGTGCTGGGCATTATCGTTGGACCGGCCTTCATTCAAGTTCGCTGAAACGGAAGCCTCACGGACGCATCGCCGCCGACCCAGAACCGAGCAACAGAGCCTCTGCGACCTTCGAAATCGCTTTTGTCGGGATCGGTACCGGGCTCGCAGCGATCAGCGCCTTAACCACAGCGTCGTGATCTCCTGAAACGAGACCGCGAGCGAGCGCTGAATTGGCCGCGTTTGCTCCCTTGCTGCGGATCGCTTCGACCACCGGGCCCAAGCCCTTCAGCGCGCCAGCGCGACCCAATCCCAGCAGACCGCCGGCCTTGTAGCTGTCGACCATGCCGAGCCCGGGCACATCGCCGCCGTCAAGGCTTTTCACAGCCTGGAGACGCGCGGCGGTCGCCGAGTTCTTCGTGACGAAGTTGCTGGTGTTGGCGAAAGTCCTTTCGGCGTCGAGCACATCGAGCAAGCGCTGCGCCTTGTCTTGCCCGAACAGCGTAGCCAGCCTTTGCGGGTTCCAGTCACCTTGACCCTTGATCAAGCCCTGAAGCGCAACACGGTCGTTCAGGTTCGTGCCAACGATGCGCTCGATTTCGGCCCGCGCGCCCTCCCGGAGCCGGACGGGTACTGCGGAGGGGCCGACCTGCATTCCCTGAGGCTGAGCGCCCTGCTGGACCTCTTGCGCGAGTTCCGCCGGCCTTGGGGACTCCCGGCCGCTGGAAAGCACCGTCTGGCCCCGCTGAACCGCATCACGCTGGCGGGCAAGCTCGGAATATTTCGCATCGACTTCCTTGATGCCAGGAACCGATGCGCGCAACTCATCATCGATCGCCTGTCGCGCGGTCGAAAGCGCATTCAGGGCGTTTGACCCCTGGGTGGTCTGTAACATGTCGTCGACAGCGTGCCGGGCGTTCAGCAACTCGCCGGCATCAGTCACCAGAGAGTTGCCGGGCGGCGGCTGGCCAAGGGCGCGAGCCTGGGCAATCTCTTGCGGGGTCGGCACATGGTCCAGCATGGCACGGACGCGCTGCAAGACGCGCTGCGGTTCGCCCCGCAACGTCTGAATGTCCTGGTCGAGATATCGCGCGATCGGCAAGGTATCGACCGGGCCAGCGTTTTGAAGGGCGACCCGGTACTCTGGCGAAAGCGCGGCCTGGTTCGCAGTGATGCCAGCGTTGATCTGGGATGGAACCGGCGCAGGGCCAAGTTCGCTATCCAACGTGCTTCGGATGCGCTGGTTCGCACCTGCATCTCGCTGCGCGATAGCATCCTGGATAATGCCGCGCGCCTCTCCGGGCTTCGCCACAAGGCCGGCGGCCGTCTGCTGAAGGTTCGGACCAGCATCGGCAAGCATGGCGTCAGGGCCAAGCCGGGTAAGCCGCTGCTGTACGGCTTGAGGCGTGAGCCCGTCCGCGTTCATCGCCCCGGTGATCTTGGCAAGTGTCGCCCGCGAGAAGTTGCCAAGCTCCGATGCACCAGGCCGGGTCAAATAGTCGACCGCGCTGCCGATGCCCTTTCCAATCAGAGTGCCGCCGCCTGGGGCGATCAGGCCGAAACCTGCACCGATCAAACCTCTCCTTTCCATCGCAGCAGGATCGCCGCCCGAGCGCACCCCGGAATCGGCGGCGTTGATCGTGCCGCCTGTCAACGCGCTGACAACTGAGCGCATACCAAGCCCAGCTTCACCCGCGCCGAACAGCTCCGGAGCAGCGACGACGGCAGGCAACGTGCCTGCAACAGCACCCACGATATTGCCGCTGCCGGCCGTGTAAGGATTGTCGTTTACAGCGCGGTTTGTGGCCTGATCGGATGCATACCGAACATCCGCCTCCGACTTGCCAGACAGCGCCGAGTTGACTTTGGCACCAAGGCTTTCTGCTCCCTGTTTCAGATATGGCCCGACGATAGGGACGCCGTTGAGGACTGACGACGTGAACGCAAGCCCAAGGTCGTTGCCCGTCGTGTACTGCCCCGGAGCGACCTCCCCAGTTTGCGGGTCATAGCCTTTGACGCCGGGCGGAACATAGACCGGCACGCCCGGCGGCTGGTTCGTCCCGGCAAACGGATCATGGTCGACCGGAACAAGGGCCGGCGAAGCCTGCGCCGGCACGGCTACCGGCGCCGCGGCGGCCGGTGTCGTTGCAAAGGGATCGGTGTCGACCGGGACAAGCTGGGCCATTTACGGAACCACCTTCAGATACTTGCCGGGCCGCGCCGGGTCCGGAACGTACCAGTTGCCGTCTGGTGCCTTGGTAGCGCCAGAAACCGGCGGCGCGCCCGCGCTCGTCGGCGCAGTCGGATCCGGGAAATCCGTCGCTGTCGGATCGGCTGGCTTTCCCGTCAGCGGGTTGATCAGCGGATGATCCTTGTCATATTGCGCCACGACATCCGCCCATCCGCCGGGATCGTTGGCGTATTGCTTGTGCGTCGCCATCGAGCCGAGTTCGTAATCGTGCTGGGCCTGCTGAAGCTTCAGATCGACAAGTGCCTTCTGGCCGGCGACGGACATCTGGATGCCGGGGTTGTTTTTCAGATAGGTCGCGAAATCGAACTGCGTCGGCCGGGATGCAAGGCCCTTGGCGTCGGCGGTGGCAAGCTGCGTCGACAGTTTCTGCAGCATTTCAGTCGGGCCGGCCTGATCCCCAAAAGTGCCGGGGAAGGCATTCGCCAACATCTGCTTCCCGGCAAGCATCGTGCGCGCGCCCGGTCCAGTGCTGATGTTGTTGCCGTACTGGTCGAGCACGCCCTTGATCATGTTGAGGGCCTGGAGCTTGGTGCGGGCATCCTTAGCGGTGTTGATGTAATCGGCCATGTTCGCGCCGATAGCCTCGCCAACCGCCTTGTTTGCCGCATTTTCCTGATTGAAGACGACGCTTTGCGCGCCCTCTTTCTTCAGGTTCATCTGGTATTCGCTGAACGGGATCGGCGCTGTTCCCAGAGCCTTCGACTGAGCCAGATAGCCCTCATAATCCTTCATGGTGTCGGTCCGGGCGATGGTGCGCGGGAACGGCGAAGCATAGGGATCAGCCTGACCAGTCTGGCCAGGCTGTCCGCCAGCAGCCTGGCCGCCTGTCTGGCCGCCCAGCAGCGTATCGGCGGTGATCGGGTGCGTAGGATCGGCCGGATTGAACATGTATTCGTTGCCGGCGGCATCCTTGATGGTCTTGAGATCCGGCTGGCCCTTGATCTGGCCAACAATCTGCCCCGTCATCGAATCCACTTCGGCGGTCACGCCATTGCCGAGGGAAACCATCTCGATCTTGTGCGGCGTCAGGCGCGCGGACAGCATGGAGCCGATAAGCTGCTGCTGATTTTCAGACATCCACGGGTTGCTCATGGCCTGCATGAGCTGCTGGACCGACGGGCCTTGCTGCTGCATGCCGGGCGCGATGGCATCGGAGCTGCCGCCAGCCATCACCGGCAGGCTGGCATCCTGCGGCGACATGGCTTGCGCGACCTTCTGGACGCCCGGAGACGACGGGGCCGCTTGCTGCGGCTGCTGCGCACTGGCAAGCGCAGCAGCGACCGTTGAAGGCGCCCCGGCCGGCGCAGGCGGGTTTGCCGCGCTGAGTGCCTGCACGACGCCGCCCGGCCCGCTGAGTGGGTCTTCCTGCATCATGGTCGAGAGGACGCGCTGCCCGGCCGGCGAGGTCGCGCCGGGCGCTCCTGGAACGTAGCCCGCATTCGGGGGCGGCGTCGGGATCGGTGCCGAGGCCGGGAGCGAAGGGCTGGCCAAGATGCCCGGATCGGTCGGGGCTGCATTTGCGGCGGCCGCCAGGATTCCTGGATCGGGTGCGGGCTTCGTTGCTGGAGCAATGCCGATGCTCGGGTCCAGGCTGGCGGTCTGTACCGGGGGCGCGGCGCTCGCTTGCGTCTGGCCAGGCATAGCAGGCGGGAGCGGCACCTGATCCGGCGTCTGGGCAAACGCCAATGCGGGGCCGCTTCCATCGCCAGAAGCCGCATTCTGATCGGCCGGCGCGCCGAAACCCATCTTCTGATAGGCCAGAGCATTGGCGAGGCGCGTTCCTTCGCCGCCCTTATCGTAGGGACTGCCGTAGGCAATGAAGGTCTTCAGCGCCCGGTTGGCCGACGGGATGTCATTCGAGGCGAGGAAGTCCTGCCCGCCCGGATGGTTCTTCAGCTCTTTGACATAAAAGTCCATCTGGACATCGGCATCGGTCGGGCTCTTGCCCGCTTGCTGCGCGAACTGCCGAAGCGCATCGGCGCGCCCGAGCCGCCACTGGTCGAAGCCAATCGCGCCCTCGCCCGGGTTTACCGCCTCAGGACGAAACTCGCTTTCCTGTTTCCAGTTGCCGAGCGTGGCATAGGCCTGGGCATCATTGAGTCCGCGCGCCTTCAGGCCGGCAAAGACGGTCTGCGGATCGACCGAACCGGATGCGCTCTTACTGACATCGACCGCCGGCAATGTGCCGTCTGAATTGGCCATGCCACCGCCTGCCTTGGCGGTGCCGGGTGCGGCCGGGAACGTTCCCCCACCGGCAAGGCCGCTCATCGTGTCAGCGGCCGATGCGCGTCCGGCGGCATCTGCGGCGGCAATTCGGCTGTTAAGCACGTTCTCGACGATGCCATCGCCGAGTGCGTTCAGGCCCTCGCCGACATTGCGCGGCGCGCGCTGCGACATCATGAGCGCCTGGACGACGGCCCGCTTTGACGCAAGACCGGCAGGCGTTTCCTTGTTCGGATCGTAGATGAACGAAAGTGCCATGCATCAGGCTCCCAGCGACAGGGCTTTGCCGTAGTCGACCTGACGATATCCGTCGGGACGACGCGAAACGGCATCGGGGCGGACCTTCTCGACTTCGCTGGCCATGAGGCCCAGCCGCATCGGTGCGTCGGCCGGCTCGCCTTTGTAGTGGAATTTCCAGAGGCCCATTTCCGGCGTGATGTCGGCCAGCCGTTCCTTGTCCTTCTTGGCATCGTCGTCGGACAGGCTGATCAGCTTGCCGCCGAGGCCGAACAGACCACCGGCCAAGCTGCTCGCCTGCGACATCTGGGCGTTGTAGGCGTCCATTTTCTGCTGATAGTTGTTGGCGATGATGCCGGCGTTGTCCGTCGTCGGAATGGTGCTCGGCGTGTAGGCGGCCGCTTGCGGGTTTGAGACCTGCGACCCGGAAAGCAGCGCCGTGATCTCGTTGATCGGCTGATTGCGGATCGCCTGACCTTCGGCAAAGGCTTGCCCATGGCCCTGCAAAATCAGTTGATCGGTCGCATCGTTGGCGTGCAGTGCCTGCTGCGTCATGGCGCGGTCATAGGCGGCCGAGCCCAATTTGATGCCCTGGTTGGAAAGCTGCGTCTGAAGCGCGTCGGATTGCTGGGCCAGGATCGGATCCAGCCGTTCCCTGCCGAGCTGCAACAGCCGGGACTCGGTCGCATCGTTCGAACCATCGAACGGGGTCGCCATGTACTTGTTGAGGAACGACGACTGGTTGTTGGCCAGCGTGCCGAGGTTCAACTGCGCCTTATCGGTCTGGTCCTTGATTGCCTGCTGGGCCGGCGAAAGCGTCGTCGTCGCCGTGCGCGTGGGGATCTGATAGGTCTGCCCGGTATAGGGGTCCTTGATCGATTGCGAGCCGTTGTTGGTATAAGTGATCGTGCCGTTGGGCCCGACCTGATCGGCATTGTTCAGATACGAATTCGCAACCGCCGTGGAAATGTTCGTACCGGTCGATGCCGCCGAGGTTTCCTTGGGATCTGGAGGTGTCGGTGCGCTAGGCTTGCCCATGAAACTTCCTCGTGAACCTGCTGTTGCGCCATTGGTCGTCAGTGAGCGTGAAAACGAAGCCGTCTTCGTCGCGGCCGCGCATGCGTTCGATAAGATATGGCGTGAAGCCGAAGGCCTTGGCGATCCGCACCATACGTTCGTTCCTGGCCGACACCTGAAGCACGACCATCTGGCAACCGATCTGGTCGAACGGGTACGAAAACATGATGTGGCGGACGTTCGCAGTCAGCCACCGCGGCGTCTTCGAAGCGCTCGAAATCTGGATCAGGCCGGAGCGCGGTTGCCAGTCATGGAACACCATGCCGGCAACCAGTTCGTCGTCGTCATCGAGGACGCCAATGGCCTTGCAGTTGCCAAAGCCGGCTTCACAGCCAGGCGTCATATCGGCGACGAACCGCGCGACTTCATCGCTATGGTCGAACAGCAGTTTCAAACGACCACCGCGCCAACTTCATAGGTCATGTCGATCTCCACCAGTTCGGCATCGGGCGTTGGCGTGACGCCGCTCGTCACCTGAACCTGTGGGGCGATGATGAACCCGGATTGGCCCACCGACGTCCATTTGGTCGTCACGGCCTTGACCCACCCGGCATCCCAGACGGCCTTGTCCCAAAGCCCGCTGTCCCAAGTGTCCAAGGTGACGTCATCGGGCGCCGATGGCGGTGGCGATGGCAAGGAAACCTGATAGTTCGTCGACACCGACAGCTTCGGAACGAACTTGCGGCTGGCGATGAACACGGTCCTGGCCATGTGGATGATCTTGGTCCGCGCGACCGCCTTCATATGGTCGAACAGGCCAACATAGGTGCAGACGTAGGGCATTCCGTCGTCGATGCCGCCTACCTCGCATTGCATGATCTTGCCATCCGAGGTGCCGAAATAGGCCCAGCCAGCGTGCAGGACCAGGCAACACGCATCCCAGCCGGTGTAATCCGCCCATGCCCCGGTTTGCAGGTTGACGACGAAGACCTTTCTGTCCTGTCCCGGGCTGGCAGGCAGCGCCACGATGCCCATGTTGAATTGCGGCCATTTCAGCAGCTCCCATGGCAGGACGGTGCGCGCGGCGACTTCCTTGCGCCAATCTGGCTCGATGGCCCGCGTCACGCTGATCAGCGCAAGTGCCGCAGCGTCCTTCTGGATCGCCTGCGAGATCGGGACAATGCCGTCGGCCATGCCCATCAACAGATCACCACCGGCCTGCATCAGGGCGCGCGGACCAAGCAGCGGTGACATGGCATAGCGACCGACGAGCGACCATGCCGTTGCATCGGCGGGGTTGGTCCCCTGGAAAACAGCAACCTCGCCGCGATCGGAGATGATCACGCATTTGGCGTCGATGCCACCGCCAGTCTCAAGCGACCAGGTTCCACCACACAGCACTGATCCGCCGTCCTGGAAGACGCCGGCCAATGAATAGGCCTGGGCAGTGCCCGAAATGCTGTCGACAGGCAGAAACCAGACATTCAGGGTGTTTTTCTGAACGAAGAACTGCCGGTTTCGATAGGTCCAGATGAAGGACAGCTGGTTGGTGTTGATCGAAGGCCCGAGCGCGGCAACCGTCGTCCACGTCGTGCCATCGAACTGGCGCATGCTGTCCGTGCCGTTGAGCGCTGAGAGGTAATAACCGCCCGGCGTCGGCATCTGCACATAGGAAAAATAGCCACTGGTGAGGCTGGTAACGACCGCCGTCGGTGGAACGGTTGGGCTGGCCGGCGTCGTGACATCGAAAATATTGGTGCCGTCGGCAGCGAACATGAAGCTGCCGGCCGGCCCGTCGTACGACATCATGCTGACGACAGGGATTGTCCCTATCGTCGCATGCCTCGCCGCACCGCCGCGCAAGCGGATACCGGTGCTGGTCGGGAACCAGTTCTCCAGCACCTTGGCACCCTTTGGCCCGGCGGCGGCAAGGTTCTCATTGGAAATCTTGCCGCGCGTCGGCGCGGGGAATGTCATCGTGCTATGCCGTTGCTGGGCTTGCGCCTGCACCGGTACGCGGCGGAAACCGGCCCTCATGGCGTGATGATCCCAGGAAATGCCAGGTCGGTGTCGACTGGTGTGCGCCCGCGACCGACAGCGATGATGTTCGAGCCCTTGTCGGCACCGGCGTAGACGGCCAAGGCGTCCTCGTAATTCGTCATGTCCTCAGCGTAGGCCTGCCCCTTGTTGGCCTTCCACTGCCAGATCATGCCGAGCTTCAGCACGCGCTCGTCGAGCCGGAAAACATCGTCATCGGCGGTGAAAGCGACCTTCGGCGCGCCATCCTTGTCTTTGATGATCTGGTTGGTGATGTAGTAGAATTGCGCCGTCGAAAGATTGGCCATCGCCGGCTTGATCAGGATCTGCTCGCCGATCATCGTCCAGGCACCAATGATGCTGCGGAAATTCTGCACTGTGATGCCAAGCCATTGGTCAGTATCGGAATAGTGTGTGTAAGGCGCGAACGGACTTGCAGACGGCCAGACGCGTGCTTTCTTCAGCATGCGCTTGTAATCGGACGGGAAATTGAACCCGACCGTTGAGCCATCGCCTGTCAGCGTGCAGAGGGTCTTGAACTTGGTCCAGTCCCTCGTGTCGAAAGCGATCCTCTGCGCCATCTCATTCGAAAGCGCCTGCAACTCGACCAGTTCGCGGTCGGTCGCCGAAAAAACGGCCGTCGGCACATTCAGGCCGATGACCGGGCATACCTGCTGGATGACGCTGAGGATCGTCATGGCGGCTTACGACGCCAGTTCCTTGGCCGCAGCGACCAAGGTGTCCCGGTTTGGATTGCCGCGCGGACGACTGCCGGTTTCCTTGGCGATGTAGACCTTCAGCGCTTCATCATCCATGGCGTCGATCTCTGCGAACGTCGGCGGCAGGACCGGCTCGAAATCATCCGGTTCGGGCTCGAGTTCGGCCGGCTCATCATCCTCCGGCTGTTCGTCGTCTTCGATTTCCTCGCCGGCCTTGATGCGCTCACGCCTGGCGAGCGCCGCGTTGGTGAATTCCTCGCGCATGCGCCGCTCTTCGGCCAACTGCTGGGTCAGGATCGCGACCTGAGCGGCAAGGTTGGTCACGTCTGCCGAGCCTGCAGCATTGTCGATATAGGCCACCGCCTGGTTCTTCAGTTCGCGGCCGCCCATGCCGAGCTGCTTCAGCGGCATGCCGTCCAGTGACGCCAGCGCCTCGACGGTGTGGACGTTGAGCGCCTTCAGTTCGCGACGCTTGGATTCGGTGAGGAACGGCGCTTCGGACAGCGGCGTGCCGCCCATCGGCTGGGCCACGCCGCTCTTATAAGCCAGATACTGCGCATTGTAGACCTGCGCATAGGTCATCACGCCGCCACCGTTCGCCATGCTTTCGCGGGTGGCGTTCGGCTCGGCATCATGCGCCGGAAAGGTTGCCCTGGTCTGCCGGTTGGCGGGAAACGTGATGTCGCAAACCTCGATATCCGTGAAGATCGGGCGCCCGGCTTTCTTGCTGGCGGCCTCGTCGGGCTGCGTGTGCGTGCGGAAAACGACGTTCGTGACGTTCGTGTTGGCCTGCGAATTCGTGTGCGCATTCATAGGATTTTTTCCTGTCTGAGAGGTTGCAAAAACGAAAGCGGGACCCGAAGGCCCCGCTTGGTTGTCGAAGGTGTCGAAGGGTTAGACGATCTGACCCTGCGCATAGGGGTAGTTGATCTTGACGACCGCCAGGCCGGCCGCCGGGGTGCCGGTTGCCGTTTCATTGCGAGCGTTGACCACCTGTTTGCCGTTCGCCTGGGTAGACGTCACCTGGCCGGAGCCAGCGAGATAGACCGGGCCAGGACCAGCGGCGAGCGTGCCGTTGGTTGCAACGACCGCCGAGCCGAAGAGCTGATACCAGCCGTACTGCCCGGCCACGTTTGCCGACATGGCAACCGCGAGCGGCGCATTGAGGTTGGCGGTCGACGGTGCAAGCGCCGTCTGCCAGGTCGGCGTGCCGGCGTTGGCGCCGTCAAAGGTGACGAGGGAACCGACGATAGTGCCGGCGACGCCGAGCAGATAGATGAACTCGCCGACGCCATACACGGGATCCTGTGCCGTGATGATGTCGCCGAGCCAAGGGCCAGGAGAGCCGCGCCCGAGGGAAAGCGTGCTCGCCGTCGGGGCAATGGTGGAAGCGATCGGCGGAAGGCCGAGATACGGAGTGTGCGGAACATAAGCCATTTTCGGACCTCCTTAAGCGGCCGGATTGCTGTCGAAGAACTTCCACTGGAACAGCGGATTGACCATGGTCAGTTCGCCCATGAAGCCGATGTACTGGACCACGGCGTCCTGGTTGATCGGGACCATCGCCTTGCCGATCTTGTTGAAGTTGCGTTCGGGGTGGTAGCGGACACGAAGATTGTCGGTGTCCAGTCCATAGGTGGTATTCGCCGGCATATTGGAGCCGATGCCACCTTCAAGCACGATGTCGGCCGAGCGACCGGCGCCGTAGTATTTCAGCGACGTGAAGCCCAGCTTGCCGAGGGCGTTCGTGTCATTGACGCGCTGGATGGCGACGGTGGCCGCGTCATAGGCCGCGTAGTGCTCGCCCGACATCAGCAGCATGTCAGCGGCTTTCTTGCCGCGTGCGCGCTGCGTCATGATGCGGTTGAGCATCGGGCGGACCGTGGTCGCCGTCACCTGGGTGCCGATGTCCACAGCGAACGAATTCGCATCGAACGACGACGTGCGCCAGATGGCGTTGGCGCCGCGATCGATACCGCCATAGGTGCCGGAGTTGTTCACGGTCGGAACCGCCAACTGCATGCCGCCCAGCTCACGGCCGCCGAAGCGGGTGCCGTTGCCATGAAGCGAGATGTCGACCTCATCTTCCAGCTCGCTTTCGGCGGCTGCGATGTGGGACTCCATCATGTCCATGATCTGGTTTTCGCCCTCGTTGTTCAGGATGTCCTCGTTGGAGAGGGTGACGGCGACCGCACACATTTTCGGCGTGTATTCGGCGTCGTTGAACAGCTCGGTGGGCACCGGGTTGAGGAACCCGAAACCGTTGTACCAGACCGCCGATCCCGTCTTCGTGTAGAGAAGACGCTCACGGATGCGCGGGCCGGAATACTCCCGGAAATTGCCCTTGCTCTGAAGCACGTGCAGAAGCGCGCACGAGTTGGAAACAAGGTCCTGGTAGCCTTGCGAGCGATCCTCAAGGGCCAGGGACAGAATTTCCTGATTTTTTTCGACTGAAGTAAGAGCCATTTCGGCCCTCCTTTATGAACGCGGATCAGCCGGTCTGGGCCATTGCCCGCCGGAGCGAATCCTTGATTGAGGTGGAAGCTCGCTTCGTCGCCGGGTCTGAGCCGGCCGAGGGCGCGCCTGTGACTGATTTCTGGCCCTTCAGGGTCTGAGCCTGAGGGTCTGGAGCGGTGCGCGTCTGAGGCGCTGCTGTAACCGATCTCGCTGCGGCGGGGTTGAGCCGTTCCGCCAGCGAATATGCTTCGGCCAAATCCTTGGTTTTCCCCGACTTGAGGAAAAAGGCGATGTCTTCCGCCAGCTCTTCGAACCGGGGATTGTCAGCCTTGAACTTTTCGACCTGGGCTTCGATGCCGGCGACATGCTGCTGCTGCATCGACGTGGTGACGCCGCCGACGCTCTGCTGAAGCTGTGCGACCTGCTGGCGAAGCTCGCGGATCGTGGCGTCGTTCTGGCTTTGCACCTGTTCCGGCTTCTGGCCGACCACATACGCGGCCAGGTCGCGCAGCGAAATGCCGGCATATTCGCAAACCTGCTGGATGCCCTGAAGCGGGTTGGTCAACAGGGTCCGTTCAAGATTGGTGTAGCGGGTCATTGCATCGCGCAGCGACGTGTTGTTCCGCTTCGCCAGATCGTCGAAGTCCTTTACCTGTTCGAAGGCCTCCGCAGAGACGCGGTGCTTCTCGATGCCGGCCTCAAGCTCGCGGATCGACCGGTGAACAGCGGCCTTGACCGGCTCCGGGGCTTTCTCCCATTCGGCCATAGCGGCGGCGTCGCTCTTGAAGCGTGCCGGCGCCTCATGATGGCTGGTCGCCTTCGGTTCGGCCCTCATGGTCGTGTCGGCCGGCTTTGCCGTGGTGGTGGTCTCTGCGCCCTTGGTTGGCTTGGGATCGGGCAGCGCGGCCTTGTCCGCCGGCTTCTCGCCCGTCTTCGGCTGAGACTGTACCGGCGCCGGCTTCTTGCCCTCGTCGCCTTCGTCGGCTTTCGCCTTTTCGGCGACCTTCGCTGCGGCCGCCTTCAGCGCCTCGCGGGTGGTCGGGGCCTTGTCGGCCTTCGGTTCCGGCTTGGCCTCGACCGTCTTCGGATCGGTGCTGATCGGATTCGGCGTCGAAACCGGTTCGGCGGCAACAGGGTTCGTCTCGGCGGGCGCCGAAGCGCCTCCGTTCATGTCGTCCATTGGATTGCTCCGTCTGAGGGATTGCTGATTATTGAGGCGAAACACGCTCGCCGCGGTCGAACCGGGCTTTTGCCTTTTGCACCGTGTCCTTGATCGCCTTGCGGTCGACCTTGGGCTTTTGCCGACGGCGAAGACGCGCCGGATCATTGCCGACTTCCTCGACACCGGCCTGGCGATAGGTTTTCCGCAGTTCGGATTTCGAGGTGTAATACTTCCCGTCGAGCATCGATTGTGTCTCGGACATGGTGTCCGAATTGATCATCGGCGCCGACAATGCCGACCGCTTCGGTTTGGCTGTCTCGACCTTGCGAAACACCTGCCGGCCATCGCCTAGGTCAAACCATGCGAATTCCATTCAGATATCTCCTGTGAGAAGCAGGATCGCGACCGTTTCGTCTTCGGCCTCTTGCGCCAGCCGTGCCAATTCAGCCTGATATTCGGCGACCAGTTTCCGGATGTCGCGAAGCCGCGCCACGATGCCATCGGTCTTGATCTCGGCTTGGATGGCCCGTGCCATTTCCTTCAGGTCTGCCGGCTGCTCGGCTGGTTCGTCGGCTGCTCCGTTCGCTTTTCGGGCAGCTTTCCTGACAGCGTTGCGCAGTTTGTAGTGCGCTTCTCTTTTCGCCTGGTTGCGGGCCGCCGCGTGGTCTTCGCGCGGCTTGCCGTCGTGCATGTCGATCTGATTGACAGGCGGGAGAGGCTGAACGGTCCCCGTGATATTTGCGATGTAGCCGCCTGCGAGAGTGGCAGCGAGCGTACCGGTGATGTCTGGAGCACCGCCGGGCGTATAGGTGATGACGATGATACCTTGGCCGCCCGAGAGGTTCGATCTGCCGGCACCGCCACCATAGAGACCGCCGGAGCCGCCAGCGGTCGAAGCGTCACCACCGGCACCGGCTCCGCCGCCCGAACCGTGGGTCGCGTCCCATTCAGTGCCGTTGCCACCATTCCCGCCAACTCCCGGCGTGTCGCTGTCGTCCGGAGAGCCGCCACCGCCGCCGCCGCCATTGGTACCTGCCGCTCCGGGAAGCGCAGTGGCAGCTCCGCCAGCACCGCCGCCGGTCCCGCCGAAATTGTTGCCGCCGGCACCCCCGCTCGGGAAGCTGCTCGCAGCGCCTGTCGATCCCCCACCATTGCCGCCGCCGCCGGAACCACCACCGGAACCACCAGCCGCTCCGTTTCCATGAGGGCCGGCAGCACCACCCCCGCCGCCGTTTGCAAGTCCTCTGGCGCCGCCCGAATATTTTACGTCGCCAATGCCTGATGCTGCATCGCCTCCCAACGAAGCGCCGCCCGCCTTGGCTGCGCAGATCGAAGCCGCGAAGGTGGTTGCGCCGAAGAAGGTGTCGTTGGCGACACCGGAACTTGCTGAGCCGACCGAATAGTTTACCGACCCGCCAGGGGTCAGGGTGACATTGTTCTTCTTCGAGTAGGCGCCACCGCCAAGCAACCCAGCGCCGATTGTCTCAATCGAGTTGTTCGAATTGTTCCAATCAGCCGGAACCGTCCACGTTCCGGCGCCGGTCGTGGTCAGGAATATGACGGTTGCGGCCATCGGTCAGGGATGCGTGATCGTGGCGCTGGTCAGGATGACGTTCTGACCCGATGCAATCGTCGTGCTGGTCAGAATGATGTCGGCCGCCGTCGTGCCGACCGTCAGCCCGGTGATCAACGCCGTTCCGCCAGAATTCTTGATCTGGGCTTTTGCGGCAGTGCCCGCCGCGCCAGATGCGACCGTGCTTGAAGCGAAGGTCAGCGTCCACACTGCGCCCGCAACCGATCCACCCGAGCCGGAAAGCGTGAAAGCCGCCAGAAGCACATTGGAGGCATCGAGAATTTCCAGCGAGCCGGCGGCAACCTGATCGCGGATGGCGGTTAACACCGCCGTCTTGACCGCCGTGGCGAGGATGACGCTCATTGCATCACCGTTTCAGCGCCAATCGGACGGCCCGCATGGTCGCGCACAATGCGCTTGGGCGCCGTGGCGGCCGCAATCATAGCTTTTGCCGTATCTTGGTTGGATTGCACGACCAGTTGCAGAGCCTGCACCAGCGTTTGGCCGAGTTGCTGTCCTTGCTGCACCGACTGCTCGCGAGTGGCGGTCAGCTCGGCCATGATCTGCTGAAACTGTGCCTGGTTCATCTGGTTTGCACCATCAATCGAGAAGTCGGGCGGATAACCGGCCTCGGCCAGCTTCGACCGCATGTCGGCATCCTTGACCTGCATGTCACGGGCATGTCGGGCATTCTCGTTGCCAACGCGGATCTGCGCTTCCTGCACCTTCACGTCGCGCTCGGCCGCCAGCGTCTGCATCTTGTAGGCGTGCTCCTGCGCATGCGATTGCGCTTCGGCCTCAGATTTCGCTTGCAACGCCTGGATTTCGGCCTGGGCCTTGAGCATCGCAGGATCCGGCGGCGGCGGCTTGGCCTGCGCGGCTGCCGCCTTCATGTTGTCGGCAAACTCGTCGATCGCGGTATCCATCTGGCGGCCGACACGGAAGGGTGCGATTGCGAACTTGAGCAATTCGGCCGCGAAAGGTGCCGTTTCCGGCCTTGCCTCGACCATAGGGCCGAGCTGGGCCAGGACACCGGCAAGCGCCGTCAGGAATTCCGCTCGGCTCGCTTTTTCGGCCTGCTCGTCGGGCTGGATTGTGCTGTCGGTCTCGATATCGAGGCTGAACGCCCGAATCTTCTGGTCCCGAAGAAACTTGATCACCTGGTCAATGGTGACGGTGGCTTTCTGGTCGTCGACCTGTTTGCTGAGCGCCTGAACCTGCTGCTGCGCCTGGTCCATGATCTGCTTGGCAGCATCTGGGTTTTGCTGCGCCATCTGCTGGACTTCGGGGTCCGTCTTGGCGTGCTGAAGCTCGGCGACGATCTGCTGGGCTTGGTTCTCCAATCCCTTGACGACTTTCGCCACGTCGGCGTCGGTCGGCAATTCCATCAGGCTCATTTCCTGCAGAGTATCAGGCTTGAAATTCTCGGCCATGATCTCGACGATGATGCGCACCGTGTCGAGCGCAATGCGAACAAGTTCGGCCTGCCGGTCGCGGATGCGAACTGACCCGTACTGGGTCTTGATGTTCTGCGCGGTCGCCGTCTCGTTCGGATTGGTCTCGCCGCGCATGATGTCGGAAAGGCCGCTGATCTGATAGATATCTTCGATCAACTGCTTCCGAAGCTGAATAAGCTGGGTGATGGTCTGCACCACCATATCCAGCGGAAGCCAGACGATCATGTCCTTCGCGCTGCCACCAAGCATGGCCCAGTTGCTGACCGGCACCATGATCTGCCGGTCGTTGGTCGACTTCAGCGCCGCCTCGATGGCATCGCCGATCTCGCCAGCGCCGGCCGGATAGAAACCACGAACGCGCAACGCATCGGACAGCGCCGAAATGCGGTTCGTGATGTCGTTCACTTCCTCGATTTGGTCCTTGTAAAAGACGAAATCAGGGACCGGGATCAGGCTGTTGCGCTGCACCGTGCCAAAGGCAGGCCGTGGGCACGGGAAGAAGCCTTCCAGCGTCAGATGTGGTTCGCCCTCGTCGAGCAGCACATCGACGCCAGGCGAGACCCACACCACCTTGTTCTGCGACTTGCACCACACTTCCCAGACGCGAGCCTTCAGCTTGCCGTCGGAATTGTTCTTGTCGTCCTTGCGGGTAGCAAACTCGGCGTTCATGTAGGCATCGCCGGACGTGCTGCGGAAACGCTTGCGCATTTCCTTTTTCGTCATCCATGCGCCGCCAGCTACCCAGTCGACTTCCTTCCACTCGCGAGCCGGATCATGTGCGAAATCGCGGCGGTTCTTGTGGTCGATGCAGACCTTTTCGGTATAGTCGTTGTCCTTGCTCCGGGTCTCGTAACGCACCCAGATGCATCCTCGGGCGAGGATGGCCAGGTCATCGCGGACCTGGCGCATAACGCTGTCGATGTCCTCACGCTGAAGCGCAACGGCTGCCGACCTCTCCAGCATCTCAGAAGCGGTGCGCGGGATCGGGCTGCGATCCTGAAACCGTGGGACGATGGCCGGCACGGGTGGCCGGGAATACATCGACGGCTTCAAGACCTCGATGTTGGCCCAGAAAATCTGAAACTGTCGGTCGCGCGTGACGCTGGCGAGCTTGGCCAGGTCGGCATACTGCTTCTCGATGTTGGTGCATTTCTCCTGATAGTCCGAATAGCCGGCCTTTTCCTGATCCGTGATCAGTTTCAGCCAGCCCTTTGAGGACTTCAGTTTCAGCGACGGATCAACCGCATCGTCGATAGTGTCGATCGCATCTTGGTCGTCATCGATCATATGCGAATCCTACGGTTGCCAGCGGCCTCGTCAGGCGCGCCGGGCAGTGCGATGTGGCCTTCGGGCACCTGCGGAGCCGGAACCTTGCTCTTGGCTATCCACGGCCTCGACATGCACGCGTATCGCGTCTCGTCGGCTGCGTGGTCTTCCTGCTTGGTGTCGAGGTCTTCCGGGTTTGCCTCGTCGTGCTGAAGCGCGGGAAGCGTGCGGATGGTGTGAATGCACGTGTCGAAGAAGAACAGCATCGGCCGCCCGTCTCCGTCGCCAGTCAGCCGGCCGCGTAACTGATCCCAGCCGCCCATCGCGCCGCGACCGGCCGTTCGCTTGTTGTCTGCTCGCCGGAAAGTCGAACCATTCGAGCCGGTCGTTCCCCGCGTCATGCGCTCGGCAATCGAGGGGCCACCATCCTGGCTGAAGGCTGCGGGGTCGAGCACGCCGTAAACGATGATGTCGTCGTAATCGCGCTGGCGAACACCGGCGCCGACCGCTTCGGCATGCAGCTTCAGGCCGACGTCGGGCAGGAACTTGCCGGACTTGTCGATTTTGACCCCGTACCACTCCCGATATTTGACCAGTGCGCCACGCGGCACGACGACACCGGGCGCGATGATCGTGTCGTCCGATGCAACCACATACCAGCCGAACGCGAAAGGCTTTGCACTGCCCCAATCCCCTGCCCTGAACCTGATCCAGTGATCCGGGATCGTGAAGGGCTTCACCACATGCCGGCGACGTTCGAAATTGTCGAAATAAGCGCCCTCGACCACGTCCCAGTCGCCATATCGCATGGCGCGCACCAGGCTTTCCGATCCCAGACCCATCAGCCGGTTTTCATAGCCGGGGTCGTTGTCGTTCATGCTCGGGTTGTCTTCGAGCTGGGCAGGGATGAACTGCCGGCGCATGCCGCCTTCGCTGGCCTCGGTCGTGTAGACCTTCATCGCGGTTGCGCCATCGATGAACGTGGCCTTGACGAACTGGTGACCGATTCCGCCCGGGTTGGCACCGCACAGGATGCGCGGGAAGCGGCCGGCGTACTTCGCGGGAAGCTTGATGCCGACCATGCGCACGCGGTTGCGGAGGAACCGGTAAATCACCTCTGTGAAGTGCGTCAGCTCGTCGATCAGAAGGACGTGGATTTCAGCGCCCTGATATTTGAAACGGTCCTTCTCGTCCTTGCAGTGGCAAAGGTAGATCCTGGACCCATTCCAGAACCGAATTTCATCCTCGACGATGGTGCAGAAGCCGCATTCGACCCAGCCGGCGAGCATGGAGCGGAAGCCCTGCGGACCCTCCATGTGGTTTTTGATCAGGTCTTCGCGAATGCGACGAAACAAATAAACCTGAAGGCCCGGGATTTCCGAGCACCACAATATCGCGGCGACGCGCATCAGATGCGATTTGCCGCCACCCGCAGCCCCGCCATAGAGCGCTTCGGTTGCGTCGGTATCGAATGCCACGCCCTGCTTGGCGTGCAGGTGAAGGTCAAGAACGGCTGATTGTGACATTGACCACGGGAGCAAGCGGCAACGGCTGGCCGTCCTTACCCGTTAGTTCGGACTTGTCGGCCAGGCCGAGTTCGCGCGCAATGATGTTGGCGTTGAGCAGGTCCGCCGAGGCGCCTTCGAACTTCTGGGTGCGGATGATCTCTTCCACCTGAGACGTGATGTACGCAAAATCTTCGCGCTTGGCGTATTCCGCCCATGTGACGCGAGCAATGTCGAGAAAGATGCACAAGCCAGAGATGGTCATGGCGCGCATCTTGGCGATGTTCTCGACCTTCACATCGCCCTGGTAGGCGAATGGCTTGGCCTCATAGAGCGGATTGGCATCGACCCATTCGAAGTATTCACAACAGGCCGCCCACAGCTTTTCCGGGTTGACGAAGATCGGGCTGCGACCGTGAGTGCTGCGGACCTTCCAAAACTGGTTTCCTTCGGGAGCAGGCATTGAGGCACCTTTGCGGTCTGAGCGCATGCGGGTATGGTTGCGTCTGAGTGTTTGGGGGTGGCGCTTGGTCGACGAACCGGGAAATTCCAAACGGCAGTGGCGTAGACGCTTCCAATCAACGAACGCGTTGGTCGGTTTCGCTGCCGCCATACTCACCATTGTCGGCATTAGCCTGAGCCAGTGTTATGGCCTTATCTTTCCACCCAGAGCGGAGCTCGAAATAGGCATCGAAGACACATCGGATTTCAAAACGCTTGCTATGCAGGTTGTCAACGATGGTGACGCGCCGGGCGTTGTCAGCGATGAACTGAACTGCGTAAGTGCAGACCTTGAGCTTGATTATCAAAGCGCCGCGACGACCGTTGTACGTGCGAGAGATCGGGTTCAGACGGCATTTAACGTTGACTCTATTTGGGCAATGAAGCTTGGACAGGCGGTCGTCAAGCATAAGGCGCTGTCCCAATCGGAGGCGGCCAACTTCCTTGCAGAGCAAGGGGTACCGGACGAATTCAAATGCTCTATCGGATCCTCGGACGACAAGGGGAAGCTAGCGTCCACTAAGTTTCCACGGAACCAAATCACACTGTTCATCCGTGCTGGCGTGCCGTCGCCACACATAGAGGCATCTTTCAGCAGCCCACTGTGACCTTACTGCTGCGGCGGAGCCGGAGGCGCCAGCACCGCTGCAAGCGCGTCATTGTTCGCGTTCGACTTGGCGACGAGATCGGCCACCTGGGCCTGAGATGCCGCGAGATCGGTCTGAGCCGTCTGAAGCTGCGATGTCAGCGTGGCGTTGTCAGCCGTAAGCTTGTCGATCTGCGCTGCCTGGGTAGCAGCAGAGCCGAATTCGGTGGCGGCTTCCTTGATCAGTGTGGCGCCGGTTTCGAGCGACTTGGCAAGTTCGGCGTAATCGATGGCGGACATGTGGGATACTCCCTTGCGAAAGAGGTTGCGGAGGAATTTTGAGAGGATCGACATCGGGCGGCGCCCTTCTGTTTTGTTGGACTTGCCGCCGGTCGGCGTTGATGATCTGGTGGCGCCAGCATAAGGACATCAGTGTATGACTGACGACGAGATGAAAGCAGTCTTTGCCCTTAGACACGTGCGAGCGCGCATTATGGGCGTCGTTGATGCAAGGGAGCACAAGGGCGCGCAGATCGAAGACCGCTACCTCGGTCAGGCAATAGCTTTTATCGCGCAAGCACCGATGGACGGCTTCGATGTCCGCGCCGCCGTCGTCTTATATGGCGAGCGAGGTAACGAGAGTCTTCGGGCCCAAGATTGCGCGCAACTGTGGGCCAAATACGGGAAGACCATAGCCGAGAATTGAGCGTCACATCGCTACCGACAAAAAACCCGCCTCGCGGGCGGGTTCTTGGCGCATTTCTGCGAATGGCAATCTATTACGAGGTTTCGCGTTGAAAGTCAACGCCTATTGCCACTGATAAATTTGAAGTGCACGGCGCAATTGCGAAGGTCGAAATGGAGCACAGGCGCCATCTCACGTTCCTTCGCGCCATGCTTCATGGCGATTTCAGCCGTCGTCAGCCCCGACACGCAATAATCGATCATGCGCTCGGCCGGTACGCGCCCCATTTCCTTGACGAATCCGTCCAGTTTGTCGATCGCGGCGACACGCCCATCCGATATCCCGCTGGCGTAGCCAGATCCGATACCGCGCAGGAAATCAGCCGAGCTGGCAACCGCAATGCCGGCGCGCTCCCATAGCACCGCCAAGTGACTGCCTGCATGGAACAAGGCGTCTTGACGCTTACGACCATACCTCCATTCAAACGTGCCAGGCCGCGACCGGATCGCCTGCGTCTCGGACCTCTGGGCCGAAATGCGGACCTTAACCGCGGTCACCCTTATGCCCTCCTTGCCGCCATCCGCTTTGGAAAGCCTCGTCATCCGGCGAGCCTGGCCTTCCGCCTTGATGCGTAGCGAACTTCGCAGCTCGTCACGGCGCCATACGTCCGCGACCCGCGTATCCTCGACCGGCGCTGCCTGAAGCAATTTGGCAGACGCGACCTGCCGGTTTTGTTTTCGCCTAGTTCGCTTTTCCTTCAGGTCGATGCGCTTTGAACCGTCGACCCGAACGCCGGCAGGCTTCAGTTTTTTCTGCCTCATCAAGCAACCTTTCTTGTGATCGTCTGGAGGATCGGAGGGGGTGGCAGGTCATCGGTAGATGTCACGCGTTCCGGCACGATCACGTTGGCATAGTGCCGACCGACGAACGTGTCGCTCCGCACCAAAAGCTGTCTGTCGCTGAGTTTCATTTCAAATTGGCTGAACGGCGTTTCGGGCCGGTTGCCCCACCGATGAATAAGAGCCAGGTTCTTCCGAGCAAAGAAGCGTGTTCCGTCCTCAACGTCCGCAAGTGCAAATACCATGTGCTTCATTGCACGCTCTACAAAACGCCCTCGCCTCAGTATCTCGTCGGTTGACGGGTGTTCCGGGCTCGTCGGCGCCCATTCTGGTAATGGCTTGGCGGCATCGATCAGCGCGGCCTTCAGTTGCCGCATATCAAGTGCAACGTCGTATCCATCGGCCAGCAATCTAAGTCCGGCGGCAGTGCCGATTGACATCTTTTGAATAACCGTGCTGCCGAGACGGTCGGTCATTCCGAGATCCGAGTTGACGAATAGCTCGCCGTCGGTCTGCGCTAACTCTCGGTGCAGGAACGTGCGAAATCCCTTCGCCTGCTTGTCGAATTGGTCGCGCGCGAATTGGATGTCGTCGGCTACGGCCGACATTTGCCCCACGAACACCTGGAGGCCCGATTCCTCGCGGCCAATCTCGGACCACATATCGATGTACGACCTGCACGCCGTCTGTCTGCGAAAGGCACGTTCAGCGTGCCGAAAGTTTTCACCGAAGTGGGTTTCCGCGCACCTATGCCCAATGAAACGGACCGCTTTCTCGTCAGGGAACAGCGCCATGCGGCCCCTTATGAATTTCGGCGACGTGGTAGCGCAGAACGGGCATGGGACACGTTCGCCACCCGGCCGGCGGCCAACAGGGACCGAAATCTCCTCTGAAAGCAAAACGATGTTTTCTAACTGAGTAGGTTTGTTTGTCGAAACGTTCTCGAAATCTTCAGGTCGGCCAGTCTGGCCGATATGCTCGCGCCAACGGCTCAAATAGTCGTCGTCAGGCATGCCCGTAAAAACTGGGTAGAACCGAACCTTCTCGTCCATCTTGTTATTCGCCTCGGTTAGCAGCATCGAATCACCAATAAATTTACACCGGAGCGCCTTCCAGCCGTAGAGAGGGTTGCAGCTATCCCCGCTTTCCCCATACCCTCACCAAGCAAATGCCGGCCTTTTGCTGCTGGTTTGCTGTCTATTTGACGCAGCAGACCGTACGCCACTTCGTTGCGGTAGGATTTGGAGGCCAGCAAGGATCTAGCCGCCATTTTTCTTGCGCTCCTTGTTCGCCTCCAATTCGCGCTGGATCGCTTCGATCACCCGATACGCTGCGCCTGGTGTCGACAGGATGATCAACGTGTCCTCTTCCTCGTCCCAAGTGCGTTCCTGTCTGATCACAATGCCCAGCTTCTGATTGGTGTAGACGGCAATCGCCGACTGGTTGTTCACGACAATCTCCTCTCCGTCGTCCCAATCCATCGTCCATGGATTAGTCTTCCGCGGCTTGGTGGCGGTCTGATCAGGTTCGCTCGGCTCGACCGTGGACAGGTCGAGCGGCATCTGGGCTTGCTGTTCGTCGCTCATGCCGCATCACCATCCTGTTGAGGCGCCGACGAGCGCAGCGCGTCGAAGACGACTAGGGCAAACTTTTCAATTTGGTCGTTGATCACGTTGCGGTCATGAAGGCCGCAGACTTGCATTCGTCCGATTTGCTGGCGAACGGTCGAACGCCAGAAACGATCAGCCGCGGCGCCGCGGCGCTTTTCCAAAATGCCGATAGTTTCACGTACCAGCCGCACATTGCGGTGCAGTGGAAACGGAACGATCGATGCCGCTTTGTCTCGGTTCTGTTCCATTTAGCTCGCAACTCCCATATGGCGGAGTGCTTCGTCACCGTCGCACTGTTCGGCGCCGTCGTTGGCGTCTACCGCGCCATTTCTGCTTTGGAGGGAAGGAAGGCACTTTGACGGTAGCGCCACGACGACACCCGCCGAGCCCGAGACCAACGCCGCATTCCGCCCTACGGGCGGGCCTTCGGCCCCGCTGAGAGAAGATTTTTTTGCGAGCGTGAGCGAGCTTGGACCCCGTGAGGGGGCCTCTTGCGACGGCTCGACAGGCACCGATGAGACAAGTGTGTCGCTTTTGGTAGATACACCTACTAGCGACGGACCTGTCTCACGAAAGCGCCGATACCATTGCGCGCGAGAAATCCCCTCGGCATCCCACGGGCGACCTTTGGACAGGGAATTTTTGGCCAGCCAGCTTTCGCGAGGTTCGACACCGCGAGCGCGCCGCTTGGCTGTTTGCCTTGCCCGATCACCCGACCGCTTTACGTCCTTGGCAATGCCCTTGCGGACGCGGGCAGAAAAATCACTCGCCCCCATCGTTCTGATTTCGAGCGCCGTCCGCTCCAACAGCGTCAGGCAGATTTTGCGCGCGGCTTCGTCGGCCTTCATCTGGTAGCGGCGCCCAACCAGCATATTGAGAATCGGGCGGATGATCGTACCCGCCCGCTGCAAAGCCCAAGGTGCCCACCGCCGGCACCAGTCAGACAAGACCTTGTCCAGATCGAGCCCTTTGCTCAGGCAGTGAGCGTTGAGCGAATAGGCGGCAACCTCGATGAAAAGGTCCGCGTCATCGGTCTCGGGCAGGATCGCCCCGTAACGGCTTACTATGATCCGTTCCAGTTCACGCACGCGCGCATTGTTGATCTGAAATGGCCCTGTTGGCTTCGGCTTGTCGGCCAGGATGCACCGGCCGACTTTCATCTTGCCCGTTCGGTTGGCGCGATGTCGCGCCTTGGCAGCGTTGGCGATGCTCATCTAGTGCGCCCTCGCCCGGATGAGGTTCGCGCGTCGCTCGGCCGCGATGGCGTCGGCGATCGACAAGTTGAAGAGCCTGCGAATTTGGGGGAGGACGGCGTGCGCCTTATCGGCGCCGCCGGCAGCAAGCCATTGGGCGGCCTCTTCGACGGCATTCGCTCCGGTATTGTCAGCGCGCCGGGACGCAGTGACGGCGCTCAAGCAGCGACCGCCATATCTTCGAGGATGGAAAGCTTGGTGTGCAACAAGTATCGTGCGTGGTGGCCGGGGAACTGACCGCCATGGCCTTCGTGCACCGTCTCGATGACGAAGCCCAGCGCCCTCGCCTTGAACACATAGTCGGACCAACGCGGCCCCGGGTGAGTGATCGCGGTGCAGCCACCTTTGCCCGCATCAATCAATTGCTTCATCGCCCAAGCAACGCGACCATCAAGGCACATCGTCTGGCCGTCGGGTTCGATCTTCACCGTAAGGGTAAATTTCTTGTTCGGTGTCTTCGAATGTGAATTAACGGACGCTTGCGCGCCTGCTACATCGGGCATGTTCTGGTCCTTTCGGAATCTCAGGGGAGGTTACGTTTCTGGTCCGGATTGGCTTGGGCAGCTTAGGTTTGGCGACCGCTGCTCAAGCCGCTTCCTTTCCCACTGTGGAGCGGAGGCCGAGTTGCAGGGCAACCGGCGCGACCGGCACAACAATCTTTCGACCAATGCGGATTGTGGGAATGTCGCCGCGTCTGGCGGCGTCGTATGAGCCGTTGCGGCTCAGCCCGAAAAAAAGAGCCCCTGCATCAGTTATTGAAATCGTAGGGCGGCTTAACGCGTCTTCCAATGTCATAGCGCCTGTCCTGCTTTTGTTCCGTGATTTGATCATCCAAAGCACTGCAATAATAGTACATCCTGCGAGTCGGTGGTTCAAGGGTCCGCCAGCGATATCTTGTGGTTTCCCCAAGGTATTGCACGCAATCCACGGGTTTTTCTTGCCATGTAGGCGGCCACGGTGTAGCGCTGTGGCATTATATGGGAGTGCTAGGTATGGCAAAAGACGTCACGCGGGGCGGGAAAAGCGAGACACTCACCATCCGGTTGGACCCAAAGACGCGGTTCATTCTGGAGTACCTTTCCAGACTGAAGGGACAGAACATTACTACAGTGGTTGAGCGCGCGATTGTTGCCGCCGCTTCACAGGAAATGGTTCCTGATCCGCAGTGGCCCGACCAGCCAGACGGGTGGCAGCGCTTTTGGGATGTTAGTGATGGATGTCGTGCGCTGCGAATGGCAGAGCGCGCAGAGTTCTTCCCAACCTATGAGGAGGAACGACGCTTGGCTTTTGCGAAAAGTCATTGGCCGTTTTTTTACAGCTCCGAAGACAGGGCGCGTTTCGTCAATCACTATATCGACGTTCTATGGCCTCGGATCGATGAGTTCATCCAGATTTATGATGACCAAAAACAGAGCGATTATTTTGCCGCCGGCAAGGCCATGCAGGCGGCGCTTAGGGCGGCGCAACTTGCTGCTCCAGAATGGCCGATCCCAGCAAAAACCAAACCGCCAGAAAAACCAAAACCTGCGCCAAACCGCGAACTCGATGACGAAATCCCGTTCTGAGGACAAGAGTATATGAAAGGCCATATCCGCGAGCGCAGCCCAGGCCATTGGGCAATCGTCCTCGATGTCGGCGAGGTCGACCCGAAGACCGGCAAGAAGAAACGCAAGTGGCACAGCTTCACCGGAACGAAGCGTGAGGCTCAGAAAGAATGCTCTCGCCTCATTACCGTTCTTGATCAAGGGCTCTATGTCGAGCCGACAAAGCAGACCGTCGCCGAGTTTCTTAACGAATGGCTTGCGTTCGTCAAGCCGTCTGTCGCGCCAAAAACCCATGAGCGCTACACCGAGATTTGCCGGAAAGGCCTGTCGCCGCTCATCGGCAACGTGATCCTGTCCAAGCTGAAAACCGATCGAATAGATGCAGCCTTCACCACGGCGTTGACGGCGCCACGCGTCGACCACCGCACGAAGAAGGATCAGCGCGAGCCGCTTCCGCCACTGGCGCCTCGCACAGTCCACCACTACCGACGGGTGCTCGTGAAGGCCTTGGGCCAGGCCGTGACCTGGGAACGGCTATCGCGCAATCCGGCCACTGCGACAACGCCGCCCAAGGTCGAGAGGCAGAAGATGCTCGCCTACGACGTCGGCCAGACAGCGACGCTGCTTGAAACTCTTCGGCCGACGCGGATGTTTGTCCCGGTTCTGTTGGCCGTGACCTGCGGCCTGCGGCGGGGCGAGATCCTTGCGCTTCGTTGGCGCCATCTGGAGCTTGGAGACAATCGTCGGCAGATGTCGATTGAAGAGAGCGCCGAGCAGACCGCCGACGGCGTACGCTACAAAGAACCGAAGAGCGGCCGGGCCAGGACGGTGGCGCTCTCTGCCAGCACTGTCGCCGAACTGAAGGCGCACCGCGCGCGGCAGGCCGAGGAGCAGTTGCGCCTCGGTATTCGTCCGGACGCCGACAGCTTCGTTGTGGCTCAGGTCGACGGCCAGCCCTTACAGCCGCGGTCGTTGACCCATGAGTGGGTCCGCGTCCTTGGCAAGACCTCCCTACCCCGCATCCGCTTCCATGACCTTCGGCACACCCACGCGACACAGATGCTTTCGGCCGGCGTTCACCCGAAGATTGCCAGCGAGCGCCTGGGCCACTCCAACATCGGGATCACGCTGGACCTCTACTCGCATGTCATGCCCGGAATGCAGGCCGACGCGGCAGAGCAAGTTGACGTGGCATTGCAGGCGGCTATAAGCAGCGAGCGAAAAGGCAAATAGTTGCAAAGTGCGTAGCAAAGTGGTTTTTCGGCCCCGGCGCCGGCAAACAAAAGCGCAATGATTGCAACTAGTTGGAGGGATGGCCGAGCGGTTTAAGGCACCGGTCTTGAAAACCGGCGTGGGCGCAAGTTCACCGTGGGTTCGAATCCCACTCCCTCCGCCAAGTCAACCGGAAATCGTGCTTTTTAAGGATTTCTGGGTTCTTAGATAGCCAAACGACTAGCCAAATTGCAAAAGTGCTACCCAGATGCCGTCGGCTCACTGATTTTTGCACGGATCGTTTCAACGAGCTCTTCTACCCTAGAGGCCTTCACGCAATAGCCTAGGTGTAGCATCATTTGGGTTTGCGCTATCTGATCGCTCGTCGGCACCGGAACCGGAACGATTTTGCCTGTCGCTGTCATACTTGGACCGGAATGCAAAACGCCTAAGAAATAGACTTGCGGCTGAGCCAGCATGGTTACACCGCCGCTGCCGTCCGGCAGCATGTTTTCAAAAAAAGCAAAAACCGGCGATCCTGAGGATCCACCAAAGGCTGCAATGTCCACGACAAAGTTGGTCTCGCCGCGATAATCGGTCAAGTAGTTCACGGCGAGGATTCCTCGGCGCACGACCGGAAGATTGTTCTTCTCATCCATGATTCCACTTGGGAACCCAACCATTAGGACGCTCGTGGCGGCATGCAGGATTGCTTGGATGTTGTCCGGTGCGATGGTTTCGCGACCAAGCAGTAGATTGAATATCTCTTTGCCTTGTCCTCGCATCGCTTCCACAATTGGCTGTATCGGAATCGCAGCCAAGTCCACGGTTGGATCGGGGTGCTCAAAGATTGGCAATTGGTTCTTTGTCAATCTGAACGTGTTTGCCGGTCCAAAAACCCTCTTCCCCTGATTATCGAGCAGTGCAAAATCGAACTCCAACCACTCCTTTCCGACAAGCACGTGCTTATTTGAAACGATCAAAGGTACGTTTCCCGCCCCCTCCCGAAAATGATAGAAGAAACCTGTTCCCTTATGGACAGCTTGTGGATTGGCGACGTCGCCGGCGCGGATACGAACGACGGTATAGGGCAGAGCGGTAATTCCGGTCGTCTGGGTTTGGTCGTACATTTCTGTCCTTAATTCCTCGGCAGTTTGTGGATTTCTAACCTGACCGGCCCTCCTCGATCGCAACCGGTGCAAAATAGCGCTCTCTCTACCGTGCTGAAAAGCGCGGCCTCGCCGTAGCGCTTAATCAACGCGGCGGGCTTCACCTCGGCATGGTGCGAACAATTCTTGCACCACGCGCGCAGTTTGTGCCATTCGCGCAGATCGCCAAGCGCCACGTCTTGGCCGGCATGCACGCTGCCATCAACGATGGTCTGAGGCGGAACTTTCGGCTCGCCCGGCGTGATGATTTTTTCCATCACATGCCGGCTGTTGTAGTGGATCAGCACCATTCCGGGACGACGACGAATAGCCGCCTGCCACGCCGCTTGGCTGATGAAAGAATCTGGAGATCGGCAGATGGTCTCAACGAGGTTCTTCTCCTCGCGGTCCCAAACCTCGATACGGAAATTGTCCTCTGCCGTCTGTGCCATAGCTTCGCCGGCCAGCGCCAAAGCGCCTCGCCATTGCCCATCCTTCTCAAAGCCGATCAAGGCAGAGATAGGGAACATTTTCCAAGGCGGTCAAGGGGGGCATGACTTTTTTGTTCTTATTTTGTTCGCCCATCAACATGAGGACCGGATTGCTATGAGCCACAAGCAGGCGGCGACCTAATTGCAGAAGGTGGAGTTTCCAATTTTCTGGCAATTCGTCCCATCGCTGAAAAAGGTAGAATTGCCGATGCGTTGGGACGTTGTGCCGTCACTGAAAAATGTCGAGTTGCCAACTCGCTGCGACGTCGTTCCATCACTGTAGAATGTTGAGCTGCCAATTTGCTGCGACGTCGTGCCATCACTGTAAAATGTCGAGTTGCCAACTCGATTTGCACTTAGCCCATTGGAACAGAACGTCGAATTACCAATCGTATTGCATGTTTGCGCAAAAACAGGCGCGCTAGCCATCGACACGCACAGACAGATCAACAGCGCTCGCATATTAACCTCCCCAATAAACCCGGCCCAATTCTATAGCACGGTCGCAGCGGCATTCAATCTGACGCAAGCCAATTCGACAGCGGATTCGACAACAAAGTAAAGAAGGCGCATTGTGGCTTTGGCGCTGGGGGGTGCCTTGATGAAGTGGCGTTTGTATTTTGTCGTGATGACTCTGGCTGTCACGTCCGGCTGTGCTGCCGACTATTTGAACAACTATGACACGGTGACGCTTGCATCTGGTGATGCAAATCACACGAATTCGCTTCTGCAAACCGTCGATCCTTTCAACCCCAACAGCAACAACACGCATATCGAAGGTGACGGCCAACGCATCGTTGGCGTGGTTCAACGGTACAGATCGCCGATCTCTGCCGGTGGCGGCTATTCCGGCAACTGCCCGACCGATAACAGCGTGGCGGCTGATGGCTCACATTGCGGCAAGCGATCCGCTGAAAGCCGTCCAGGCGGTGCAATGTGAGCGGCATCGACAGATCGCGCTACGACAATCGCTCTGACCAATGGCGGCGGCGCACTGGCGCGAAGCGCTCGCGCGCCAGAAGATGGGCAAGCGTGCCGCTTCGCCTCGTGCTGGTGACGGTAGCCGCGGCTTCTGCCTTGGCAACGCAATTCGTCATGCACAACGGCGGATCGCTGCCGGAAATCAATCTGCAAAACCTGATCAAGCCAAAGCCAGTAGCCATTTCCGGCGTGGCGTCAGTCATCGACGGCGACACAATTGAGATGCACGGGCAGCGGGTCCGCTTCAACGGAATCGATGCACCGGAGAGCGCCCAATATTGCGACGACGCAAAGGGCTTCGAATATCCCTGCGGCCGACGTTCTGCCGAAGCTCTGGACGGCTTCCTAGCAGCCTCCAAGCCCGTCCAGTGCGCATTCGTCACATGGGATCGCTACGGGCGCTTCGTCGGCGACTGCACGCGAGCTGACGGCTCCAGCGTGGCCGCATGGATGGTTGAACACGGTCAGGCGCTTGATTGGCCTAAATACAGCAACGGCGCATATGCAGCGCAACAGGCGAAAGCCAAGGCGGCAAAGGTTGGTTTGTGGATAGGATCGTTTCAGGCGCCATGGGACTGGCGAGCGCAACATAGTGACGATGCACAAACGCCAACTGCACCGCTTTTTGCGACCGGCAACGGCAACCCCGGTTGCAACATCAAAGGCAACATCTCGGCGAGCGGTGAACGCATCTACCATTTGCCGGGACAGAAATACTACGCCGTGACCGTCATTAGCCAAAACAAGGGCGAAAGGTGGTTCTGCTCGGAAGCGGAAGCCGTTGCGGCCGGCTGGCGGCGATCGAAACGTTAGCGGAAGGCATTCAACTATGAAACCTCACGTTAGAGCAGCCGTTGCGGCGATTGCATTAAGCCATTCGTCCGGTCGCAACGTGTCATCTGTTTACTCATATTCGGAATTGAAATACGTCAACATCGATGCGTCGGTGCAAGGGAACGTCGTTGACGCTTACGACTACAATAACAGTTGCCATATCGACGGAACGCTTCCGAGCCTCTACCACTACGGTCAGAACAGTCATATTGACCTTCAGCCGCAATCAGGCGGCCAATATGACGGCTACGACTATGGGAGCAACTCCCATTTCGAACTAACGGTGAGCGGCAACAGTGCCGAGCTTTACGACTACGGCGAGGGCGGATTCTTCTCTTTCTCGACTTGATCGCCCATTTCGCCCGTCGATATTGGCGGAAGACTGGACCGCCATTTTCCCTGATTTTGCTACTGTATTTGAGGCAATTAGCCAAACGGCATGGCCATAGTCGCGCTTGATGCCATACCTCACTGCCTAGGAGGCAGCCAGTTAGGAGTAACCGCGACGGTGAATCTCATGGTGGCGGCCAATTTTTTCCGGCAAGACCATCTCCACGCCATCGTGATTTATCCAAGCGCCCAACAACACCAACTGCGTTCCAGTTGGCGCGCAAAGTCCTCTACCATCTGCGCCGGTCTGACGTGCTGCCGCTTCCCATCGAGCTATCTCCAAATCCCAGCTGTTACAGTGGACCGTCATTTCATCGATCCATACCTTGGAAGACAGACCATCGATCGAGTCGGACGCCGACCGTTGATCTGGATCATTTGCCGGCAAACGTTCGCTTTCGAATGCCCGTAGGACCGTTGGGCGAAGCATCTTTGTCATAAGGGAATTCGCGCAACGGCCTAAGTCGGCATCAATAAGAAATTGAGCGCGAATGCCGCAAGGTCCATTGAAGAACCAGTCAAAGGCTAAAGGAGGCACAGAGAACACACACTTGATACGCCAGCAATTTTTTAAGCGCTCGTCGTTTGCATGCTGTTTGCTCGGTGGCGAGCTAAGTAAAATATTACGACAGATTGACTCCACTATTTCTTGGAACGGAGGCGACGCTTCGAGCGTGGCCCGCCGCTGCTCATTGACCTCCGAGCGAAAATGCCATTCATCTGACCTCTTAAAACGAATTGAACTCATTCGAACGGCGCGGTCAGGTGTCGCCCTGTGAATGAATCCAGGTGGCCGAGTAGTCAGTTTTTAGCCCTTTGACAATTGCCTCCAGCTTGGAATCACCAAGGTCCGCCCATGGCAACTTGCCATTCGGATCCTTAGGTTCTAGTTGTCCAATTTTCTTCACAATGCCGTCTGTTTCTTCCTGCGTTAGAGGAACACCGGTACAATCAGCCAGTACCCGGACCGCCCAAGCTCGTATACCTTCGGGTGTCGATTTGTCGTTGACATAGGTAAGGGCAAGCTTCGCCATTTCGACACGGTTCGTTGCTTTGGCGGCGTCGATCGATGCTTGAGCGGCTTGTTTTGCAGTTTGCACTGCCGCATCGGCTTGTGTCTTTGCCGATTCTATGGCGGCATCTGCTTGCTGCTTCGCAACGGCTACCGCACTCGTGGCTGCATAATTCGCAGTGAAGTACGACCCTACCAGAGCAAGCGCTGCGGACCCCAATGTAACAAACCAACCGGGACCGCTTGTTTTCGCGTCCGCCATAGGACTGCCCTCCCCTCAACGATGATCGGATAAATTATACTGAGCCTGAGGATTAAAGCTATGGCTAAAGCAGGACAGTTGAATATTCATCGGCAGAAGAGACATTCCATCCGAAACTGTGGTTGGAATTATCCGACCCAGTCGCGCCACTTGCCTAGCGCATTTTCCGGGGTATCGGTCGGACTGATTGCATCCACGCTTGCCATTAGTTCGAAGAGTTTCTCAATCAATGCCGCGCCGTCCGCTGTGAGCGAATACGCGTATTTAGCAACCGGATCGGACAGCATCCCTAGCGTGATGTTGAAGGCCTCAAGGAACGCCAATTGATCGCGGCTCAATCGCTTCGAAAACTGCCGGTTCAGTCCCGGTGCTAATGCGTCCAGCCGTTTAGCCAGGGCGACGCGTTGGGATTGGCGCATTAGCGCTTGACCGCTTCCAATTGCTCGACACGTCTCAACAGCTCCGCGTCTTCAATTATTCCCTTCCCTGCCGCGATTGCGTCCAGCAATTGCTTGGCTTCGTCCGGGCTTATCTCGCCCGACCATGCGGCGCTCAAAACGGCTGTGGCTAAATTTTCACTTGTCGGATTCTCCACGTCTGGCAATTCGACCGTCCGATTCTTTGGCAAGAATGGATCGGCGCCATAGCGTAAAAGGATTTCGGCGGCGCGGATATCGCCAGCCAGCATCTTGCCCACAAGCATCGTCATGGCCGTAGCCGCATGCTCATTCGCCGTATCGATCGCTTGGCGAGAAACCCTGGACCTTGAACCGACTTTTTTAAAGCCGGAGTGGCCGGGTAAAAAGCGGCCCGTCGATGGGTCCTTGCCGGTCCGGTCTGAATTATCCATGGTATTTCACTGCCCCATTTTATGGGAGGTTTATGACCGGTCGGATTGCTCGTCGGACCATGTGGAAAATCCTTCGAACAACCCGACCGGAGAACGCCTAACGAATCGTCCGAATTGCTAGGCGACTTTCTGCCCCATGAGCATTTTGAACGCTTCATCGGGAGTGAGATTTCCGGCTTGGCTGGCAAAGGCAATAACTGCCAAGAGCAGTTTTTCAGCATCGCTGACCGCTTGCTCGCGTAGTTTCAAGCCATCCAACCGAGCCTTCGCTAGATCGCGAACAAGATCGTCGCTCATCTTGTTTTTGAGTGGGTTTGCAGCCGTGGCGAGATTGTCGTTCGACGGGTTGTCGATCGTGCGCGCCCACTTCCTGATTGCGAATTCTTCGACGATCAATCCGGCAAGCTGTTGGTCCTTGGAAAATATCGTCAGGTCAATCGACGGAGCGACAGCGTTCAGGACCGTGATGCCGGGCGACTGCATTACCCAATCGAACGCCTCTCCAATCTGGTCGAAGCCGTCAAGCATCCGGCGCACTTCCTGCCGCTCCAAACTGTCTGCTGCGATTGAGAAGGGCGTGGGGTTTGGGATTTGGATTGGCTGAGCAAGAGAGTTGCGGGAAATGCCGACGCTGTTCCGTTCGTCAATTGCCCTGTCACGCAAATACCTGAAGGGAGCGGCCACGTAACGGGCGATTGCCTCTAGGGACACGTCACGAATTTCGTCGGTCCTCTTCAGCCTCTCCGCCGCACCTATGACCGCATTTCCAGCCGCCAATACTCCGTTATTCAAAGCGCTAGCGGCAGCATCGATATCGGGCGACATTGTAGAATATTCATTTGGCCAGAAAGCGGAAATCACCGAGCCGTTGTAGTTCCATTGGAATAGCGAGCCGCGCGAGGAAGCTCCGTCGATCCTCTTGAAATCTTTAATCATGGCGTGCCCTTTCGAGGTGCTTTGGTGTTACACGTAGAAAGGCGTATGCGTTTGCAGAGAACGTATCAAGTATTAATAATTGTTGTTAAATGGAAAGTGAAATACCGGTATTTATTTGGATGTTATATTCCTGCCTTTTCCAGAAAAATCCTGATTGGCTAATTGATTTGGCTATCTGGTCGAGAACTCGGCAATAAATCGAACAAAATCAGACCAATCTAGCGGAGGCAGTCTCCGCCATGCTGGCGATCAGTGGATATTTTCGGCGAACTGATTTGGTGCCGTCCATCTGCGAGTGTCCTTGGAACGGTAGCCAAGCTTAACGAGCGCTCTGATTATTGCCGGGGGAAGCTCCTTGGACTGCCGCGCAACTCCAGTTGGGAAATCCCTCCACGGTTGCAAGTGGCGATCGAGCATTTCGGACACGACGGTGCTTGATGAGTCCTCGAATTGCCAATTGTCGGATTGGTCAACCGAAGCCGACATAACTCCGTTGATTATTCCAAAGGAAAAATGGGTGGAACTGACAACCATATTGTCGGCACAGCCACCCAATGTTCCCCAAACAACAAACGGATGCCCGTCTGTCGTGGCCGCGTCGAACATGAAGGAATAGGATTGGTACGTCTTATCGAAGCTGAACGTGGTCCGGATGTTCCCTTCGTAGCCGGAAACCATGTCCAGGCATTCGTCCCGGTATTGGAATTCCGACGGATTGACCGGCGACGCCCATTCGCGTGTCCTGCCCGATAGCCACAAAAACGCGTGGTCAGCGATTTGCCCTAGCTTCGCGAAATTTGCGTGATCAGCGGTGATGGTCGAGGCTCTATTCTTCATGACGAGCGTCCTTAAAATTACATAATTTGCCATAGACAGGGTTAGACAGGGTCTTAGTCCTCTCCTGAGAAATTCAGGTTTTTACCTATAGGCTTTAAGACCCTGTCTAACCCTGTCTGAAGCCATATTTTCCGCGAGCGTTCACCGCTTCGGCGTATGCCCACTGTGGATTTGTTTCGATTTGCTGAGCGGTGTAGTCCCGCACGACGACGAAGCGATATTTGTTCGGTCCTATCGAAATTCGCTCAACTAGCTTCATCCCCGCTTGTTCGATCAATTTGTTGATCGTTTTCTCGCCGGGCAGTTTGGCGATGCTCACATGTAGATAATTGATGACGTCGCTGCGCTCTGCCAACGGTCCCGGCCATTCGTCTCTGAATGCTGCGAGCAAATTGTCCAAGTCGGAAGCCATCGCGCCGAGGGCCTTGCGCTTAGCTTCGTTCATGTCGGGAATAGCGCCGGGTTTGAACCCCGATATGTCCAAAAGCTCCAACCTCTTGCGCACGGCGGAGATAAAGTCCGGATTGGCAATCTGGCTATAAATTCGCTCGTAGTAGTCAGGCGATTGCCTGTGCGTTGGATTGGCAACGACGTTGAACCGTCGGTCCGAAGCGTCGAACGGAAGTGCGTCCCAATTGTTGCTAAAAAAGAGCCATCGACAGCAGTTCCATTCGACAAATTCCAAGCCGTGCTTTTCGTTGATCCGGCGCATTTCCGGATTGATCATCGACTTTAGTTTTTCACTGTGGCTCCAGCGACCATATCCCTGCATTCCTGCTTTGGCTTCATCCACGACGGCGAGCAATTTTCGGCTCAATCGACCGTTGAATGTTCCATCCAGCATTTCCTGTATGTCGATGCCGGCAGCCACATAACCGCGCAGAACTCGGACAAGGACGCTCGATAGCCAGTTGCGGCCTATTCCCGTCTCCTCCGTGATGAAGAGATAGGCAGATTGAGGAAGCTCTTCCGGACGCTGGACAATGTGCGCAAGCCATTGCTCGAAACGAACGCGCTCCGCCTCAATCGGGATGAGGTAGGCCAGATGCTCGCTCCAAACCTCCACAAGTGACTGAGAGCCATCTGGTAAGCGATACGGCTGAAACCCGCGCCAAGTGTTGAACCCTGCCCCTTGGCTTTCTGGCGCCTCGCAGATGACAGCTCCGTTCGGCTTCCAAGTTATAACGTCGACACTCTTCCTTGATGGCGATTGCTCCCACTGGTTGAACACCGGCAGATAGCGTTTTTTGAAGTCGCCGGTTTTCGGGTCAATTGTGCTGGCGGCGACTTCATATCGGGAAGCTGAGTATTCACGTTGTGCCGTGGCAAACGGCAGAACGTTGAGCGTTCTGGAATCGGCAATCGCTCCGCCCGATTTGCTGTGGCGGATGAACCAAAGGTCCTGAAGCATATCCTCAAGCGTCATAACGCGAGTGTGGATATCGGCCCCAATATCACTTCCTATTCGGACGTTCTCTTGGACCTGCCGGGAGCGACGTTCTTGACCGTTGCCGCCGTAGACGGTTTGGCAGGATCGTACTGCGGCATTGACGGTCGAGTTTCTGTAGGCCGCGCGACGTGTCCATTTCTCCCGCCTGCCTAGTGCGGATCGACCGAACAGTCGGATGATCCGCCCATAGTCGCGACCGGTCCAAAAGGCCAAGACATTTGCCAAAGCTTGATCTGCGCTCGAATGATCGAAGGGCTTGCCTGTCGCTGATGGAAAATATTGCGCAAGCGCTGCCGCGTGAGCCTCCCACAGTTGGAGGTTCGTCGGCGATGCCTGGAGCTTGGCCTTTGTGCCGCCTGTGGAGGCGAGGAAGCGGCGCAACAGCTCTTCGTCGTCGTCTGGACCGATCCAGCGCGGATCGCGCTCTACGGCCTCTTGAGAGGCGTCTTGCTCGCCAACCCCGCGAGCTGGAACGAGGATCGCTAACTGGTTCGTCCAGTCGATATCGATGTTGCCTTGAATGCCACCCGGACCAAAAGCGACGAACCGCTTAGTTCGGTAAAATTCGCACCAGCCGGCCCACTTGTTCCTAAACCCACCAAGCGCCACCTTGTCGCATCGCCCGAATATGTGAATCCCCTCGCCGCTCTGACTTAGCTCCCATGCAGCGTTCGGAAACATTCGAGTTATGGCAGCGGCTTCGGCTGACAACTCACCAGTCGTGGCGTCTCTACATCCATCCAGATCGATCACAAAAAATGGATCGTTTTCGGCAAAGACAAATCCAATTCCGGCATACTGCCCGGACGCCAGCGCTCTAACAGCCGTTGGATAATCGGACCATGTGGCGGGGTTGGTCGTATCTGCCCTTCCACCATTGGCCGAATAAGGCATCTTCGCGGGTTTGGGCGAGCCGGGTTTTTGCTCCAATCTCCAAACTACGAACTGCCTATATGGGAGCAATTCAGGTGGGAGCCTGACGGAACTTCCGTCACGCAT